GGATCCAATGGGCGGTTCAAAAGTAGTCGTTCGACTACACCGTGCATGTGGGTTCCTACAGTTGCCGCGTCATTTCGGATGCGCTCTGCTTCCTGTTCCCCTACCCGCTGCACCCACTCATCCAAATGGGAGGTATCTTTGGTAGCCGACAGGATGGTCGTGACGCTTGGCATATGCTCATTTTTGTCGTTTTTGTATACACGTCCCGTGGACATGTCCACTCTTTCGAGTTTTTGGTACTTATATTTGTTTCTGATAGCTATGAGTTGCATTTATTTTCTCCGTTTGATACCTATAGGCTCACTATATGAGCCACTCTTTGAGTTTTTCGCCAAGCACTTGCCCTGCAATATTGATCTTATTTCTTAGTGCTTTGACAATATGCTCATCTACCGTTTTGGGTGTAATTAGGTCTATATATGTTACTTTTTCGGTTTGCCCGATACGGTGAGCGCGGTCCTCGGACTGCAGTCGCTTTTCTAAGTCAAAGCTGTTGCTGTAATAGATAACAGTATGAGAAGAAACCAGCGTCAAACCGTAGCCGCCAGTGGTTGGATTTCCAATAAAGAAGCGTAAATTACTGGAAGGGTCAGAAAACTTATCTACAATTTCCTGCCTATCATCAGCATGGGTATCCCCGTAATACGCTGCTACGCTTTCCATTCCATACTCTTCCTGAATAGCAAGTTTTATGTCTTGAATATTTTTTCTGTAATTGGCCCAAATAATAACTTTACCGCTGGACTCCGCCAGCAGTGACATTAGTTCATTTACGCGGTTGTTAGGCAGGTCAATCTCTTGCCCATCATCAAGCTTGACATATCCACAGGCTATCTGATGCAGTCTCATAAGCTGGGTCAACGCATTATTTGTTGATACAATGCCTTCATCTAGGACAGATAGCGCCATCAGCTTCATCTGGTCGTATGCTTTACGTTGCTCGTCAGTGAGCTCTACATCGCGCCTTAAATAGATCTTTTCAGGCAAATCCAAACATTCCTCTTTGGTAACACGGAAAGAGAAGTTCTCTAGTTTTCCTTTCAACTCATCCAAGTGCCGATAGCCCACCACCTGTTTAAAGGTATGAGTAGGCATTTTCCGCTCTACGAGGATCCCGTACCTAGCCTGAAACGTATAAAAGCTATTGAATCCAAGGCAGTCTTCATCTAAAAACGCGCATTGAGAATACAGATCCAGTGGACTCTTTGTCACAGGAGAGCCTGTAGCTATCCGCTTATAGTGCGCATCCTTGCCTACCTTGATAATGTTCTTGGTGCGCTTTGCAGTATGGTTTTTTATCGTAGTAGATTCATCCACTGCCATCATGGATTTAGTTACACGTAAAAATACTTTTGCAAATGATTGTCCTTTCTCGGTGCTAAACGCTTCAATGTTCATGATCAAAATCCTAAGATCATCTACCGCATTTAACATTCGATCCATCTCTTCTTTCTCTGCTTTCTTTGGGTTCGGATTCCAACACGCCATTTGATACTTTACGTGGTCTGGCATGTGTTTGGGAATCTCCGACTTGTACCAGTTACGGTACACACCCTTAGGAGCTACTACCAATAGCGCATCTATCCGCCCTCTGTCATACAGCATGGCAGCGTTATTGATGAGCATAAAGCTCTTACCTGTCCCCATCTCTGCTAGGACAGCTACGTTCTTGTCTTCCCAGAACCGCTGTAGATACGCGCCCTGATGCACAAATGGTTTGTTCTTAAACGGATATCGTTCAATAAAATAATTTTGGTCCATCTTTCTTCCTTTCTTTTAAACAGGTGTTGACAACCTGAATTTTTATTGTACACTACGTTCTCTTATTTAGAAAGGAGAAAGACAAATGTCTGTAGTTTATGTTGTACAAGAGATGCCTAACCATGACATTTCTGGCGCTATGAAGTACGGCAATATTGAGATACTGCTTCCCGCTAATACTCAAATTGCTTTTTCAACTGCTCCTGTTATCCGTAGGCTTCGTCGTAAGCTTATGGATTTTGGAGATAAGGATTTCCTTTTACTAACTGGAGATCCAGTAGCTATCGGTTTGGTATGTTCGATAGCTTCTTTCAATAACGGCGGACGATTTACTACGCTAAAATGGGACCGTCGGGAAAAGCTGTACATCCCGATTAAACTAGACGCAACCGAGAATGGAGAAAGTGATGAGTAATATTCAAAACCTCTTTGAAGAGGACGCAGATGCATTGCAGATCAAGAACGAAGATCTGACTAGCGTAGGTGCTTTGGCGAAACGTGCCAAGGAGCTAGAGAAAGAAATAGACGAACTGGAATTAACTCTTGGTGAGCGCAAGCAGCAACAGCGTAAGCTTTTGGAAGAGACGATCCCAGCGATGCTACAGGGCTTTGGTATGCAGAAATTTACCATGTCCGATGGCAGCACTATCGAGGTAAAACCTTTTTACTCTGCCAGTATCAAAGAAGAAAATCGTGCTGTCGCTTACGAGTGGCTTCGTAAGAATGGCTACGATGACATCATCAAAAACACAGTGTCAGTGCGCTTCGGTCGTAATGAAGACACACTCTGTTCTAAATTGATTGATGGCTTGCGTGAGCAAAACTATCCAGTAGAGCAAACGCAAAAGATTGAACCGCAGACGTTAAAAGCATGGGTGAAAGACATGGTAGAACGTGGCGTTGAATTTCCATCAGAAACATTTGGCGTGTACTCAGGCCATAAAGCAACTATCAAATCAACATAAACCAAGGAGCAAGGACCATGGCAAAGAACGAAATCGCAGAAAAAAAGGAAGCATCATTAGTGCTAATAGCTAGCTTTGAAGATGATGCAGTAGCAGGCGGCTTTGAGAACATGAATCAGGAAGATTTTGCTCTTCCGTTTCTACGTCTTTTGACAAACACCAGCCCAGAGGTAGGTGAAGTGGACGGCGCTATGCCGGGCATGATTTACAACACAGTAACAGGACAGCTTTACGATGGTAAAAAAGGAATTACAGTTATCCCATGTGCGTACATCCGACAGTACATTGAATGGGCCCCACGTGGTAGTGGTTCAGGAGCACCCATTGCTATTTATCCCGCAACGAGTGACATCCTTTCAAGAACCCATCGTGAGCCGGGCGATAACAAGGATTATCTGGACAACGGCAACTACATTGAGAACACTGCCAATCATTACGTGATGGTCATTGGTGACAATGGTATTCCAGAGCCTGCTCTGATTACTATGAAGTCCACGCAGTTAAAGAAATCACGTAAGTGGAACAGCATGATGCAGTCCGCCAAAATGATTGGTAAGAACGGTGCGTATACACCACCAATGTTTTCGCAGCTTTATCGTTTGTGTACACAAGCGGAATCAAACGACAAGGGTAAGTGGTTTGGCTGGGAAGTGGAGCGTATTGGACCGATTGAGGATGCAGATATGTATTTGGCTGCAAAATCCTTCGCACAGAGTATTAACTCCGGCGATGTAAAGGTAAAACACGCTAATGAAGAATCCATAAAAGAATCTTCAGAGCACGAACACTTCTGATTTACGGGGGAAAGCGGATGCTGACCAGTTAGCTGAAATGCAAAGGCAGTGCAGCGAGTACCCCACCTTTTCGAGATGATAGAGAATGCCCGACATAACAAAATTTAAGGCTATATTTAGTGGGCTTGATATAGCGTATGGCACATACATAGCTAAAGGGGAACGAGGTGACGGAAAACAAAATGGTCAAGCAACCGTTGTTAGACAGCCTCCTACCGACGCGCTTTGGGAAAGGCATCTGGCTGGCGTTGAGCCTTCTCTGGGGATCATTCCTATTAGGGCTGATAACAGTTGTATATGGGGGTGCATTGATATTGATCAGTACCCTCTTGACCATAGAGGCCTTGTTGAAAAAATTGCTGGACTCAAACTCCCGTTAGTCGTATGCCGTAGTAAATCTGGCGGCGCACACTGTTTTTTATTTGTAAAAGAACCTATTCCTGCACGAGAGATGCAGGAGTATCTAAAAGCCTGCGCGGCACTTCTAGGAGAAGCTGGACGTGAGATATTTCCAAAACAGTCGGAGATACTTGTTGATCGCGGAGACACGGGTAACTTCCTTAATCTTCCCTATTTCTCAGGAGACGCGGGAACACGCTATGCAATTAATTCAGACGGTTCTGCAGCTACGCTCGATGAGTTCTATGCGATGTACGAAGCAGCGGTGCAGACCTCGCCGCTCCAATTTCCGGATGCGCCAAAAGTCGCGGAGGCTGCAATTAAGGACGGCCCCCCGTGCCTTCAAGCGCTATGTTCACAGGGATTTCCGGAAGGTACTCGGAATAACGGGCTATTCAATATCGGAATTTATCTCAAGCAGATTAGTCCTTCTGCATGGGAAGATAAGTTGGTTGAATATAACCTAAAGTATTTTACTCCACCTCTACCTAATAACGAGGTGCAGATAGTCATCAAGCAGTTGAGCAAAAAAGATTATCGCTACAAGTGCAAAGACGCACCATTAAATAGCTATTGCAATAGTGGGCTGTGCCGTACCCGTAAATACGGAATTGGCGGACATGGTCCAGATTCTCCGACATTATCGTCGTTATCAAAATACGCCTCTGAGCCACCACTGTGGTTCCTTGATGTCGATGGGCGGCGCGTGGAACTCGAAACAGATAGTTTGTACAATCAAATGGCTTTTCAAAAAGCCTGCTTGGAGAAACTCAACACACTTCCACCTACATTAAAAAAGACGGATTGGGAACAGTTGCTCAACGGTCTTTTAAAAGAGATGGTAGAGACTGAGCAAATTGCTGAGGCCAGTGAAGACACGTCTGTCACAGGACGCTTCATGGACCTCTTAGAAGAATTCACTACGCATATGCAGCAAGCGATGGACAGAGATGAATTGCTGATGGGTAGGCCATGGGTCAATACAGATGATGGCAAATGCTACTTCCGTATAAAGGATTTAGAAAGCCACCTAAAACGAAACAACTTTGTTGGCATGACCTCACCTAAGATGGCACAGCGCTTACGCGACATCGGCGGCGAACCTATTCCTTTGTTCCTAAAAGGTAGGACAGTGCGTTGCTGGCGAATACCCCAGTTTGATAAGCAAGACGCACCGTTCAACACACAAACTGTGCGTGACGTAGGGAGCCCGTTCTAATGGTCCGAGGCGTACCTAAAATGAAAAAGATACCGACTATGAAAAGGGTGTCTCAGCTTAAACGGGGAACTATTCCTTCTATTAAGAAGGCTGTAGTAAAAAAGGTTACGCCTATTATCGTTGTTGCGAAAGAAGCTAAGAAAGAATCAAGGACCACGGAGCATAAGACAAAACGGCTTTTACATTTAGAGCACGTAGAAGATCATTTGTTTTTGTCCGGTAAGCAAGGTTATGACTATGCCGTTCGTTTTTTATCCGCAGTACATACTGCCTTAGTAGAAGGAAAAAATACTGCCTCTATTACCGAAAAGTTAGATGGGAGTCCTAGCATTGTGTTTGGATACCATCCAAGCAACAAAAAGTTTTTTATATCTACTAAGTCTTTTTTTAATAAAAATCCAGTTATTAACTATTCTCATGCGGATTTAATAGACCGCTATAGTTATGCTCCTTTGCTTCTAGCAAAGATGAAGGTCGCTTTTGATAATCTTTCAAAGATTACTCCTGAGACAGGGGTATATCAGGGAGATCTTTTACATGTAATGGGAATTAATGTAGAAGAAACAGTTGATGGAATGTCCTTTCTTTCCAACACTATTACCTATAGTGCCACCGGAGATTTTTCTAAGCGTATTTATAATTCAGTAATGAGCATTGCTGTGCACGTTGAATACACTGGAACAGATGTTTTATCCCTTACGGCAAACTATAAAATAGATCGTTCAAGATTTATTTCGCACCAAGACGTACTTTTTATTGATACCCGTTCTAATCTCACTAAGGCTTTTGCAGTAAGTGAGCAATTTCAACAGTTCCTAGAGTCTGCTAAAGAAATAGAAGCGTCTTTTTCTCATGAGGACTACGAGAGTCTTAGCAAGTACTCTAAGAAAATTATCACTTACATAAATGCTTGTATCAAGAAAGAGAAATCCCCTACTGCATTAGACCTTTCAAACACAGTGCCTAATACAGAACTGCTCGATAGGTTTTTTATGCTTCACTCTTATTTACAAAGGGCCAAGGATCATCTTAATGATGCTTTATCCTTTACACGGATGTTTCGTACCCACATAAATGGTAAGCCTACAAAGGGTGAAGGATTTGTTGCACTGCTTGATGGCATTCCTAGCAAAATTGTAGATCGTATGGAATTTAGTAGAGAGAACTTTTTACGCCATTCAAACGAAAGTTTTACTAAATCCACCGTAGTAGCGTTTGGAAGAATGAATCCTCCAACTAAAGGCCACGAGAAATTAATTGGCATAGTTAAAAATGAAGCTGAAAAACACAACGCTAATTATTTAATTGCGATAAGCAGTAGTCACGATAGCAAAGATAATCCGCTTGCTCCTTTGTTTAAGCTCCAACAGCTGCAGAAGCTGTTCCCTAATACGGATATGTCTTTGCTTAAAGAAGACGAGTCTTTTATCCGATGCGTTAGTAATTTGTTTTCTACTGGAACAGATCATCTTATCGTAGTGGCGGGCTCGGATAGATTAGGACAGTATGAAGAAAACTTGTTTCGTTACAACGGTCGAGACGAGTTTTTTAACTTTAAAAAAATAGAATTTGTATCTTCAGGGCAAAGAGAGGCCGATGATATATCTGCTTCAAAAATGAGAGCGTTTGCCACCCTCCACGACTACTCAAACTTTAGGGCGGGACTTCCGTCTACGGCGAAAGAAGAGCAGGCACAGCAAATATACGAAGAAGTTCAAAAGGCTCTTCTATGACTACTATTCAGAAAATATTTGGTCCACCGGGCAGCGGTAAGACTACGTATCTCTTGAACGTCGTAGACAAAGAGTTAGAGGATGGCGTGTCCACCTCTAACATCGGCTACTTTTCCTTCACCAGAAAAGCAGTCAACCAAGCACGAGACAGAGCTATAGAGAAGTTCCCGTTCTTAAATGCAAAGACTGACTTTCCTTATTTCAGGACACTGCACAGTCTTGCCTTTAGGTGCTTATTAACAAAAGTAGATGACATGATGCAGGCGGAGCACTATGCAGAATTTGCTAAAGAAGCTGGCATATCCCTTGAGATATCTAATGACAGTGAGGAAGGTTATGCGAAAGCGGAAAATCCAATCCTTAGTGAGATCAACCTCGCCAGAATCATGGGCATGGACTTACGGACCCACTATAACAACTCTTCTATCGACATCGAATGGCATCACTTCGAGTTCGTCGAACGATCCTATCGCCACTATAAAAACGCACGAGGCCGGCTCGACTTCACTGACCTCCTTGAACTCCTCGCCATTGAGAAGCAACGCATACCACGACTAGAAGTACTCATCATTGATGAAGCACAAGACCTCTCCCGCTTACAGTGGGAGATAGTTTATGCGCTCGTGGAACGCGCCTCGCGGATCTACATCGCAGGCGATGATGACCAAGCGGTGTTCACATGGGCTGGAGCAGACGTAAAATCCTTCTTGGAGTTCAAAGGTGACATACGTGTACTGG